GCACAGCTGATACTGGAACGGCCGGAATGTGTCTCGGAACTCTCGCCTGTTCGCCTCGAACGGAGCGGTGAACTCGACTGTCGAGAAGGTGTCGAGCGAGAGCTTGATCTTGATCGTCTCCCAGAAGCGGAAGAGCTCATTGTTTATCTCGAGTCCGACGTCCTCGATATCCTCGATGGCTGCCATGCGCTACGCCGCGGCTTTGTAGAACTTGACGAGCCGGCCTTTCGGTAGCTCGAGTATCTCGCTCCCGGTGAGCTGGTTCGTCTCGATCAAGAAGTCGAGCTTCGCGTCCACCTCGCCGTAAAGTTCCGCGCACACGTCGATGATGGTCCGGTTCCTGTCGAGCACCACGGCGCGCTCGGGAATGAGCGAGAACGAGATCTCGATCAGGAAACCGACTGTGAGCGCGACGGCCTCGTGAAGCGCCTGGTAGGCCTCTCCGGTGTCGATGTATCCGGGTTCGATCGAGTCGATTGTCTGGAGCGCCGCGAACCCCGTGTCCCTGTTCGCGACCAGAGCGTCGAACATTGCGACGATCTTCGCCGCCGCTTCGAGGGCTTCCGGTTTCGTCTTGAATTGCTCGCGCTCGAAGCTGACGGCCCCGACAGCGCCGGAGACGGTGCTCGTCGCGAATTGCTGCGCGACGTGGAAGTCGTTCGTGATCTTCGTCGTGCGTAGCCCTAGGACGCTGCTCCCGATCAGGATGTCCGCCGGGTTCGCGGCCGAAGAGCCGAAGATGCTGTCAGCCAGGACGCCGTACGCGTCGAGCCTAGACTGGATCCCCGAGAGGGCACGGCCTGGCGCTTTGATGAGGTTCGAGATCTGTTGCGCAAGAAGAAGCGGCTGACCGATGAGCACGTCGAGTCCGAGATTGATCGTTTGCTGCAGGTCCCGGAACTCTCGATTCACGGCTGTGACGCCGCTCGAGACCTTGCCGATGGCCGCGCTCACGTCCTTCAGGAACTTCCGGACCGAGGCCTTCGCGTTCGCCTTGTCGATGGTCCTGGCGAGTTTCGTGCTGTTCGCGAATTGCTGTGCCTCTGCCAGGTCGAACCGGTCGAGCGCAGCGAGGATCTCGTTTCGCGGTTCTCCTTGGGCGCTCGGGTAGATCGCTCCGGTCGTCGTCCAAAAAGTGACCTCGACGACGCTCTGATTCGCCGCGCTCTTAAGGTCGTCCCGCCTGGTGATCGTACCGAACGGGACGACGCTCACCGGATTCCAAATGCCGCGGCCACGGAGCATCTCGACGCGCGGACCGTAGAGCGGGTGATCGAGCTTCCCGACGCCGCGCTCGAGGAGCGCGTTTTCGAATGCGGTCGCCTCGAGGTCACACGAACGGCCCGTGAAGAAACACCGAAGCGGGTACTTGCGAGATCCGAAGCCGTTGTCTTGGATGTAGTCGTTATTGATCCCTGGGATCTCGAACGCCGTAGTCGCCTTGTCCGTCTCGCGGCTGACGTCCTCGTAGTCGAACGTGATCCGCACCCCGCTCGGTGACGTGTAGGCGGCCTGACGGATGCGATCTTCCCACGTCCGATCGTTGGGAAAGAACGACCCCAGTGTCGGGTTGTCGGCCATTAGCGTGCGGGTGCCGGTCTGAAGCCTCCGGACGGCGCCAAGTTGATCCCGAATCCAGGACCGAGCGACGACGTGTCGAGTTGTGCGCGGCTTGTCTCATCCTTGATGGTCAGATCGGCTCGACTCACGAAGTTATTTTCCTCGACGGTCTTGGATACGCCGTCCGACGGTGTCACCAGCGGCAAGGAATCGTTGTCGGGGACCCGACTAAACCCTTCGGGAGTATTGCTCCCGCCAGGCGTCGGCGGAGTGAGACCGAGGAGTCCGGCGGCCGCGCTGGCCGCTTTCTTGACTGCATTGTAGAACGCCATGACCTTGTCGATCACAGGCTGGATCTTCGACATGACAGTCCCGGCGAACGCGGAGATCTTGCCCTTCAAGAAGTCCCATCCGCCGGAGAGCTTCAGGACCAGAGCGATCAGGCCAACGACCGCGATACCGACGAGGACCGCGGGGTTCAGAGACATGACGAGGTTTAATGCCGTCTGTGCTGCAACAGCGAGCCACACCACCGCTGTTAGCGCTGCCTGTCGCATCGCGCTCAACGAAGTCACGGTGTTGTAGATCGTCAACAGAAAAGTTCCCGCACCGACGATCGCGTTGTACGCGATGGCTGCGGCACCCGTGAGCACGTAGATGGCCTTGCCTGCCACCATCAACGCGCTTTGCCTCCCGGTGACTATCCCGTAAGCGAAGATGGCTGCCTGCCCGAGCCAGACGACCGCGGTGTAAGCGACCATTGCCGCGTTCGAGATCCAGGTCGCTGCGGTCGTCGCTATTGTGAACAGGCGCTGTCGGTTCGTGACGAACGCCAGCACCTCCATGGCGAAGCTGAACACTTCGGTAGCGACGGCCGCTGCGGTGACGGCGAGTTGCCAAGCGTAGAACACGATGACAGCTGCGGCGACGCGTTTCGTCCACATCCAGATCTCCGCAAGGTGCGCGATGATCACGGCGAGCGTGTCCTGCACGCGCGTCGCGATCAAGATGCGGTTCTCTTGGATCCATCGCGTCATCCCCTGCACCACGTCGCGCAGCGGTCCGCTCTGTAGTGCGAAGAGCTTGATCTGGACGGTCTCGACCGCTCCGCCGAGCTGCTCGACGTCACCCTTGAACGTGTCCATTCGGAGGCTCGCCATCTTCTCGGCCGATCCGGCTGCGTTCAGCAATTCGTCGGATAGTTTCGAGAACTTTCCAGACTCGAAGAGCGCCTTCAGGTTGATCGCGGCTTTCTGGCCGCGGAGCCCGACGAGTTCCGCGAAGAACGCGGCCGTCTTCATGTTGCCGCCCGACTTCTTCGCGGCCTTCTCGAACTGGCCGAAGATCTGTGCCAGCGGCAGCATGTTGCCCGACGCGTCCTGAAACTTGATGCCCATGTCCGCCATTTGTGCGGCCGCATCCTTCGAAGGCTTCGCCAGCTTCGTCAGCATGGTGGCGACGGCGGTGCCAGCCTCCGACGCGTCGATGCCGACGTCCTGGAGCAGCGCGACGGAGGCGACCGTGTCTTCTAGCGGGACCTTGAACTGATGAGCGGTCGCGGAGACGTTCGCCATCGATTCGCCGAGGCTCATGATCGACGAGTTAGTTTTCGCTGACGCCAGCGCGAGGACGTCGGCGACGCGGTTCGTCTCCGTCATCTCGAGCCCCATGCCTTTCATGACCTTCGAGACGGTCTCCGTGATCTCGGCGAGGTCCCCGCCCTCGGCTGCCGCCGCATTCAGCATTCCCGAAATGCCATCCAGGATCTGCGATGTGTCGAAGCCCGCTCGACCCATCTCCTCCATTCCCTTGGCGACTTCGGTCGCTGAAAACTTCGTCGACGCTCCTAGCTCCAGTGCCTTCCTTTCGAGGTCCGCGATCTGGTCGCGACTTTGTAGGGAGACCGCCCCGACGTCGGCGATCGCCTGCTCGAATTCAGCGCCGGCACCGATCACGTGGTTGGCCGCCACCCCCATCGCGATTCCCGCGCCTGCCCCCACCGTGGCCACCTGTTGCAGTCCCGCAGAGATGCGCGAATTCACTCGGTCCACTCCGGCGAGACCCTTGGATATTCGCTTCGCGGCTCCTGCGACAGTGCTCTCCATCTTCGTGATCGGGCGCGTGAAATGATCGACCGCGCTGAAGATCGCTTCGAGTGAGAATCTCTTGGCCATCGTTCGCTACTTCTTCGATCGCGGCTTCGTGCGCTGTTGGAGCGAGTGCCTCACGCCGCCATAAAAAAACCGGATCTCGCTCGCCTTGACGGTCCGCGGATCCGGTAATCCGGGGTACTCGAGACACACCTGTAGAAGCATTTCTCGATACACCGATGGGTACGTGTGCTGTTCGTGGGTTTGGCTAGCGTCTTCGGCGTCTTTCTTGCGCGGCAGCCGCACGTCTTTCCCGTCGCGAACGAGCTCGGTGCGGGCTAGCCCAAAAAAAGGTTGATCACCGCCTGGCAGACCTTCAGGTCTCGGTTCTTCATTTTCGAGAACACGACGTCTGGTTGCCGCGTCACGGACCGCATGATCTTGAAGCTCTTGGCGACGTCGTGGTTTTTCTTGGCCTCGTCGATCGCCATGAGGCAAGCCCCGTCGGGCTCGTAGAAGACGATCGATTTCACGTCACCGACCTGCGGCGCGTAGACGGGCTGTCCGTCTTTGTCGACGATGAGCCGCCCGAGACGCACGGCGCGGATGAAAAGGCCCTTCTGCTTGGCGAAGGTCTTCTGGTCCTCTTCGTCCATCCGAGTGGTGTCGAAGTCGAGGTCCATCGCCTCGCCGAATCGATTGAACTCGGATTCCGCGACGTCCTTCCCGACCGTGAACCCCTCGTCCTCTCCGCCCTTGGCTTCTTCGTCAGACATGGTCGTCCTACTGCTGCGACGCTTCGCCCTGGCCCATGATCGTGATCTCGGCCGTAGCGTTCTGCGTGCTCTTCTTGATGTCCCCGGTGAGCTGACCGCTTCCCTGGTATACCTCGCCTGAGGCCATGGTCAGGGTGATCGGTTCGAACTCTTTCCCGTTCGCGATCTCCTGAAGGAACTCGAGGTCCGCTCGTTTGTCGTCGATCTCGACAGAGACCCCGTCGATTCCCCAGGGTTTCACCGTCTTGATCAGTCGCGCTGTTCGGTTGCCGTTCGGTTGGACCTCATTTGT